AGTTTTTGTTTGCAGGGTAGCATACATTTTTAGTTTGAGTTGATCTTCTGGGTCAGATATAAAACGGGAGGGTTGAGATCCGTATGTTTGAAATTTACCGGTTTGCAAAATTGGTGGAAGGGAGGATTTCGCCCAGGATATTGTTTCTTTTTTATAGCTCCACTGGGTGTAATGAAGCTCAGGATAGCTGTTATCCAAAGAGGTTTCATTTTTATAGTCAATGGGTCGTGAAAAGTCACAGGAAATATAATTATCTGTCTGAGTCCAACTACCAAGTTCATAAAATTCGGGTAAGTTGCTGGGCAAGTACACAGAATACCAATTGGCAGGCTTGATTTCTTTTGCTTCTGTTTCAGGCACATAAGGGGTTGGTGTTGCGTCAAATTTTCTTGCAATTTCCAAACCTTCTTTTTGTATTCTAGAGCTTAGCAGATAGTTATACCCAAATACAGTAATATTTATAAGTAACAAAATGAACCAAAATTTTTTTTGATTGAATTTCATAGATAACCCTCCTAACTAACTTTTTAAGCAACTTCTAGCTGTACTCTTTTACTTGATCAGCAATGGACAACAAGTTATCCAACGTGAAATCTGCTTTCGCTTTGGTTTTAGGTCCTGCTTTTGTTTTAGCCCTTAGGGCAAAGGTATTATCTTCATCGTACCAAAGGAGCAGAAGATCACCGTCAGGGGTGTCATCGCAAAAAAAATATTCTTTGCCATTGTAGGTTTGTGGTTCAAGTGTGGCGTTTATATTTACCTCCAGTTGTTCTGCACACTCATTATCTACAGTACCACCACAATTTACATTTCCTGTTTTCAGATTTGGGGGTAGTTTGGAATCATCAGTAGGTATTGTTTCTTTTATGGAATTCCACTGGGTGAAGTAAATGGGAGGGTAGTGCTGGGCAAGAATTTCAGATTCTTGTGAAAATCTACATGAAAGATAGGTATCTGTGCTTGCACCACGTGAAAAACTGTAGGAATAGGGCAATTGGCTTGGTAAATATACAGAATTCCAGGATTCTGGCTTGAGTCTTTTCGCATTCTCCTCGACAACATAGGAAGAGGATGTCTTAGATGATTCATCAGTATTCTTTTCATGTACGATAGTTAAAATTTGTATAGCCACAATTAAAACAAGGCCAAGTGTTAAGGCTATTGTTTTATATTTCTGATTAATATTGTTCATGGAAAACACTCCTATTATTGTTTTTGGAAATAATAT